GTAAGTCCTGATTTCCGACGTGAAGAATTCCAGCGTATCTTTGACTCTTATGAGTATGAGCAATCGATGCAGATTCTGGGGTTCGTTAACTACTTGGGCATCACGGGTCAGTTAGACGTATGCGAGAACTTTACTCTGTTCGCTGATGTTGAGACGCTGGAGCAAGCAATCAACAAGTGGAATGATTATCAGGACTTGATGAACACCAGTCCCGCACAGTAAGCATACATCAGGGGAATGAGATGCGCCTCTATAAAGACACTCACTCAACACACAGTTCACAACACTTTTCTTCTTTATTATGTCCAAGCAAGTTCTTCTTTCTCTGCTGGCACAAGGTAACAGCGGCAGCGAACTTCTGTCCATTCTGGATGCAATCGTTGCTGATAATGTTGCTGGTTACGATTACATCGAGAGTGCCCAACTTGAGTCTGCACTGGGTATTCCCACTCTGGAAGAAATCGCTTTCTGATTGATACTAACTGTGTGCCCTCTGGTTGACACTGGAGGGCACTTATGTTATGATTTGGCAGTGATGCTTATCGGCAGTTATATGCCGCCGATTTGTTATAACGCCGCGTGGCGTTGTCGCCCCCCTTAAATAAAAATCGATCACTACCCTAACCTACAGAGGTGACAAAACGCGACCTCTATCTCAATCTCAAAAAATTTTTCCGGAAGTATGATTGCCCTTAGAAATCGCCGCCGAACTCCTTATTGGAATTTTTGGAGAGTTGTACTTGCAGGTTGGACAATCAGATATCCAAAAACAATGGGTAAAATTGTATTATTGCCCCTTGGGTTTTTGATTGTACTGATATATAATGCAATAGTACGTTAAGTTACTGTCAAAAAATTCCGGAAATATTTTTTTATATGGAAAAGGTTTATCACATATACGCAAAGGATAGGTGTTTATTTCATTCTCTAAGAGAGGAAGAATTTCATAATACTTGGAAAACTTTGAATAATATCGTAGGATTAATGAAGACTGATTATAGTGTAGAAGATTTAAGTTTTATAGAACTTCCAGTAAATATTGGAGGGGTGTATACAAGTTTGTCTACAGATCCACCAGGTTCGCCGTCATATTGACAACACATATATAAACTGTTAAAATTGAAATTGAAGGTTCATTAAACTTTATGGCAAAAGGATTTACTGTTAAAGCTGCTGCACCAAAAACCCAAGAAGAATGGGATATTGATGCAATTAAAGAAAGAATGCGTGGAAAGAGTATTGTATTCTGTCTACCTGGTAGAGGATGTTCTTTTATTTTTCTGAAGAACTTTGTACAACTGTGCTTTGATATGGTACAGAATGGTATGAGTATTCAGATTTCTCAAGACTATAGTTCGATGGTGAACTTTGCACGTTGTAAGTGTCTTGGTGCAAATGTTCTTCGTGGACCGAAACAAATTCCTTGGGATGGTAAACTACAATATGATTATCAATTGTGGATTGACTCGGATATTGTCTTTGACACGAACAAGTTCTGGCAACTCTGTGATCTAGCTCTTTCTGAAGATGGAAGTGAGCGTGAAATTGTCGCTGGTTGGTATGCAACTGAAGATGGTCACACAACATCTGTCGCACACTGGTTGGAAGAAGATGACTTCCGCAAGAATGGTGGAGTGATGAATCACGAAACCGTTGAGTCTATTTCAAAGCGTAGAAAGCCTTTCACAGTGGATTACACTGGATTTGGTTGGGTTCTAATTAAGAACGGTGTATTTGAGAATCTTGAGTATCCTTGGTTTGCTCCGAAGATGCAAGTCTTTGAATCTGGCAACGTTCAGGATATGTGTGGTGAGGATGTTTCATTCTGTCTTGATGCTAAAGAAGAAGGATTTGATATCTGGTGCGATCCTCGTATTCGTGTGGGGCATGAAAAAACTCGTATTATCTGATGAAATCATTTAACGTACTTTATAAAGGACGTAAAATTTATTCGAATCTCACTGCAGAGGAATGTAGTGAGATTCTTCAAGACTTCTCCGAACGTTTTTTCTCGGGTGAAGACATCGATCCAAATTTAATTGAACTGGAGGAAATTTATGGCTAAAGGTGGTGGAAGCAACAAGACTATTTTTGAACCTGGAGCACCTAAGAAGACACGTCAAGGACGTTCAGCAAGAACACTGCTTAGTGCGACCTCTCGTAATGGTAAAAAGAAACGTTATCGCGGACAAGGAAAATAATATAGATAGAGCAGGAAGAAATTCCTGCTTTTTTTATTATCTTTACATGGCATATCTTAATCATAATCTTCCAACAATTACTTGTTATATTCGTAATGAATTCCTCTACAATCACAAAAAAGGTCATGGTGAGGTAACTTTATGCAACGTACACTCCGTAGCGTCCTTAGAGAAGCGCGTACCCCTCTTTGAGACGTTTCTGGAGAATGGTGTGAACTGGACTCGTAGACCAATTCATGCATTCTGTTGGAAACCTGATGCACCTGCACCTCAATTAGAAGAGTGTATGTGGTGGGATTGCTTTTCTCCTTATATTGATGTTCAAGTACGTTCAAGATTGGCTAACTTACGTGCTGAATTGATTAACTATCGCGGAGAAAAGAATGAAGGAACATATCTATTCACTCTTGATTGGTCATGGGAGTCAAAATCTACTCTGAATACTAACTTTAGTGAGACTCCAGAGCATAAATGTGCTCATTTCTTCAAGATGGATAATGGAAACTTCTATGCATATCCCAATAATAAGATTTTATGGTACGATGATGCATGGACTAAGAATAGAATTACTAAAAATCCAGGGTATGAAATCGATCTAACCGAATATTCAGTCGAAAATCGTCGTAAAATTGAAACATCTGATGATTTTATGTACGAAATTACAAATATTCGGGATAGCAACCCCGTAAAAAGTTCTGATTTAACAGATCAGGAGCAAAAAAATGACCAAACAAGTCGATAAAGACCAGAATTTTATGAGAAATCAGTGGGGAACAGAGTTTTTATCAAGTGAGTATGGTTGGGAAACTAAAATTGAGAAGCAAAAAATGCTTCGTGAGATAGCGAATGATGAACTAACACCCAAAAAGCATGACTTTTTTTATCAGAGCGAAATTCACTCACAAATTCGTAATGATGAAGACTATGATGATTGGGAATATGGCACAGAACCAATCTATGAATCCAAAAATCCTTAATAAATAAGGTAGAATTATACTATTCAATGCCTCTAGAAAGGGTAAGCCAAGGTTTCAAAGACATTAGTATGACTTTTCAGAGCAATCCTCTGAATAGTGACTTGATAGCACTCAAAAATGAGAGTGCAATATCACGTTCAATCAGAAATATTGTGTTTACCCTTCCCGGCGAGAAATTTTTCAATCCAAATTTTGGATCGAGAATAACAAAAATGCTTTTTGAAAATGTTGATGAAATTTCAGCATCAAACGTTAGGGATGAAATTGCAACCTCAATTGTGAATTATGAGCCAAGAGTGGATTTAACAAACGTTGTAGTGACCCCCGATTATGATAATAACTCTTTTGATGTATTAATACAGTATCAAATTATAGGAGCCAACGTTCCCGCACAAGAATTACAATTTGTTTTGCAACCAACTAGGTAAAAATGCCACTAGTAAACTTTTCTAACCTAGATTTCGATCAGGTTAAAGCAACGCTTAGAGATTATCTAAAAGCAAATCCCAATTTTACTGATTATGATTTTGAGGGGTCTAATCTCTCAACTATTCTTGATGTTTTGGCATATAACACCTACATTAGCTCATATAATGCTAATATGGTTGCGAATGAAGTGTTTATTGATAGTGCAACACTCAGAGAGAATGTGGTTGCACTTGCAAGAAACATAGGATATGTACCTCGTTCAAGAAAATCTGCGTCTGCAACAGTATCTTTTTTCGTAGATCTCTCTAATGTAACACCATCTCCATCCTCTCTGACTTTAAAAAAGGGTATTGTATCTACTTCATCTGGAAATTTTGGCAATCAATCTTTTGCTTTCTCAATATTAGAAGATATTACAGTTCCTGTCTTCAATCAGCAAGCAACTTTTACTAATGTGAAGATAAATGAGGGAATTCTACTCACGAATAACTTTACATATTCCTCTAGAAATCCTAATCAGAGATTTATTCTCCCAAATTCTGGAATTGACACGAATTTAATATCGGTTTCAGTTAAAAGTAATGAGAATGCAACGACTTCAGTAAAATATGCATATCAAGATAGTTTATTTGATATAAATGGATCTTCAAATGTATATTTTATTCAAGAAATAGAAGATGAAAGATATGAATTAATTTTTGGTGATGGAATATTTGGCAAGAAACTAGAAGAGGGTAACTTTGTAACTGCAAATTATATAAGTTCAAATGGTGATGGTGCAAATGGAGTAAATTCTTTCACATTTTCTGGAAGACTGACTTATACAAGAAACTCTATTGAGTATACTGTAACTTCCGGTATTTCCCTACTTACCACTGAACTGTCTGCAAGAGGTGGAGAAAACATTGAGTCCGTAGAGTCTATTAAAAAATATGCACCAAGAATTTATGCATCTCAAAATAGAGCTTTAACTGCAAATGATTTTGAAACTTTAATTCCATCAAGAATTTATCCAGAAACTGACGCTATTTCTGTTTTTGGTGGGGAGGAACTGATACCACCACAATATGGAAAAGTCTTTATTAGTATAAAACCAAGATTTGGTGACTTTTTACCAAATTTAGAAAAAGAAAGTATAAAGTTAAAACTAAAAAAATATGCAGTTGCTGGAATAGTTCCAGAAATTTTAGATCTAAAGTATCTTTATGTTGAAGTTAACTCAAAAGTTTACTATAATACAAATCTAGCACCATCTTCTGCATTCGTTTCAAGTATTATTCAGACAAATGTTACTAAGTATTCTGAATCCACAGAATTGAATAGATATGGTGCCAGATTCAAATATAGTAAATTTTTGAAGTTGATTGATGATAGTCATGAATCAATAACTTCAAATATTACTAACATTCAAATGAGAAGAGATTTAAGAGTTCTCTTAAATACTTTTGCTGAGTATCAAATATCATTTGGAAATGAGTTTCACATATTCAGTATGGATGGATATAATATCAAATCAACTGGTTTTCAAATTGCGGGAATATCTCAAACGGTTTACTTGGGAGACATTCCAAATACAAATAGAGAAACTGGTACTTTATTCCTGTTTACTGTTAATGCAACCAACTCAAGAACGCCAAGTATTTTAAGAAGAGGAGTTGGCACAATAGACTATAAAAATGGCATCATAACTATTAATCCTATCAATATATTGTCAGGAAAAATTAAAGATGGTCAACCAATTATAGAAATTTCCGCAATACCAAAATCAAATGATGTTGTCGGAAAACAGGATCTTTATTTGCAACTAGATATTAATAGCAGCAATTTTGAAATGGTTGTTGATGAGATTGCTTCTGGATTAGATCCTTCTGCATCAAAATATATTGTTTCTTCAAGTTACAACAACGGGAACCTAGTAAGATTATAATAAAATGATAGAAAAAAGAATTCAACTAAAGGATATTGTAAAAAGTCAAGTCCCACAATACGTCAAAGAAGAGTATCCTCTTGTAGGAGAATTTCTAACGCAATACTATCTTGCTCAGGAGTTTCAAGGAGCTCCAATCGATCTATTGCAAAATATTGACCAGTATGTAAAACTTGATTCTATCACTAACCTAAAAACTTCTACTGTACTAGGTTCTGACATAACTTCTTTTGATGAAAATATTACCATCAACCTTTTAGATTCCGAAACTGGAACTGATGGATTTCCGGAGAAGTATGGTCTAATTTCAATAGACGATGAAGTGATTGCATATGAAACAAGAACTCCTAATGGATTCACTAACTGCTATAGAGGATTCAGTGGAATTGTAGCGTATAAAAATACAAATGTTGGAATTGCTTCTACTTACAAGCTAAGAACTTCAGACCAATTAATTTTTAAAGATTCTAATGCTGAATCCCATAGTGCTGGGACTAAAATATACAATCTTAGCAACCTTTTCTTAAAAGAATTTTTAATTAAAACAAAATATCAAATATCTCCCGGATTTGAAAACAGAAGTTTTACCGAAAAAGTAAATGAATCGACATTATTAAAACAAATTAAAGACTTTTATAAAAGCAAAGGAACTGATCGTTCTTTTGAGATTTTATTCAAGGCTTTATATGGTGATGAAGTAAAAGTAATACGCCCTAAGGATTTTCTTTTTAGACCGTCTGACGCGCAATACAAAGTAACAAATGATTTGGTAGTAGAGTTAATATCTGGTCCTATACAGGATATTCAAAATCTAACTCTTTTTCAAAATACATACCAAAATATCACCAAGGCTTATGGTACTGTTTCAGAAATTGAAAACGTAGTTTCAGATGATGGAAGAAGTTTTTATAAATTAAAAATTGATGGGGGATATAACAGAGATCCAGCTTTTGATGGGGCAATCTATGGAAAGTTTGCAGTTCACCCCAAAACCAGATCAATTGGACAATTCACATTTGGTTCATCTGTAATAGATGTAGATTCCACTGTTGGTTTTCCAAATCAAGGAGAAATTTCTGTAGAATTTAGCAATCAAACTACAGGAATTGTATCTTACACTACAAAAAATCTTACTCAATTTTTAGGATGTAGTAATGTCAATTATTCAATTGAAAATAATTCTAAGATAGGAATTAATACATATGCATCAGCTGTAACTGGATTTGGTACTGAAATTAAGGTTAGAATTAATTCTATCTTGAATAGTGTTGCAATTAGTACAGGAAATTATTTTTACAGCAAAAATGATACTGCAACTATTCCAACATTAGGATATCAGGGAAAGAGCACTCTTGATAATGGTTGGGTTTTTAATACTTCCCCAACATATGAAGTAGAGTCTTATGAAGTTATAGATTCTTCGGATCAAACTTATAGTGTAACACTTAAAAATAGACATGCGTTTCAAACTGGAGATATACTAGAAATAGTAGAGGGTGATGTTGTTATCAGTAATTCTACAGTTTTAGATGTTTTATCTGAGAAAACAGTAGTTATTATTGGCCAAGGTCTATTAAAAGGAAATGGATTTAAAGTAAGAAGAAAAATACTAAAAGTAAATTCATCAAAGTTTTTAGACGCAAATATTTTATCAGCTAACATACAAAACATTTATAAGGATGGAGAAAAAACTTTAATTGCTGCTCCATCTATACCAAATTATGTTAATCAACAATTAAATGCTACTGATCGCTCTATTATTTTCTCTGGAATTTTTCAAGGAAGCACTTTTACAATAACTTCTTTAGAAGATCATGGTTTTTATACTGGAGATTCTGTTTATTATACTCCAGAAAAAACAGAATTAACTTCTATTGATATTGACGGAAACTCGTCAACATCTAGTGTTGTTTCTAGTACACTTTTTGATGAGGGAATTTACTTCATTAAAAGAGTTGATGCAAATAATGTAAAATTTGCAAAGAGTAAATCTGATATTTTAAATGAAGAATTTATATCTTTAGAAAATCAAACAACAGTTAATAATAATACAATAGAACCATATGAATTTGCTGGGAAAACTTTAGAATCTCAAAAATTATTAAGAGAAGTTTCTCCTCCGGAGACTACAAACTTATTTGAAGAAACTATCTCAGGATTTACTGGAATTCTAGTTAACGGAGTTGAAATTTTAAACTATAAAGGAAAGGATAAAATAATTTATGGACCCATAGAAGATATTGAAATTTTATCTGAAGGGACTAATTATGATATTATTAATACACCACAGATTATAATAAATGATTCTGTTGGAACTGGTGCAACAGGATATTGTGCGGTTTCTGGTTCTTTAAATGAAATTCGCATAGTAAATCCTGGTTTTGATTATCTTGATACTCCAACTGTTAGAATAACAGGCGGTAATGGTTCTGGAGCAAAAGCCAGAGCTAATATGAAATTGGTCGTACATGAAGTAACTTTTAATTCTGAATTAAAATCCGATTTAGTTGGAATTGGAAGTACAATCTCCACGATAGGATTTTCAACTGCACATAAATTTAGAAATGGCGAAGGCGTAATTTATAAAACTTTCGGACAAAAATCCGTAACTGGACTGACAACAGACGCAACTTATTATGTGTCAAATGTTTCTACAACAAAAATAAAATTACATAGAAACTTCAATGATGCTATTTCTGGAATTAATACAATATTTTTAACAGGACATGGCGTTGGAAACCATTCATTTGAAACAATTAATAAGAAATCAATTCTTGCTTCAGTAACTGTAGAAAATACTGGATTTGGGTATCAAAACAAAAAAAGAACTGTTTCTGCATCAGGCATCAATACCTCAACAGATTCAATCTACATTAAAAACCATGATTTTTCATCTGGTGAAATAGTAACTTATTCAACTTCCGGTAATGTAATTGGAGGACTTTCTAATAATACAAACTATGTCGTCACAAAAGTAGACAAAAATAATTTTAGAGTCTCTCAAGTTGGTAGTGGAAATCTTAGTGAAGATTTTTACTACAAAACCAAACAATATATTGATATTACTTCAACTAATGGAGACACTCACATCTTCAATTATCCAACTATAAGTGTCGAGTTAGTTGGAAACGTTGGAATCTCCACAAGTTATAAAGCTCAAATAGAACCAATTTTTAGAGGTTCTATTAAGTCAATACACATGACCTCTGGCGGGTCTTCTTATGGTGTTGAAGATATATTTAATCTTGATAGACAACCACTTATAACAATTGCCAGTGGTTCTAATGC